GTGTTCTGGCCCCTCCAAAAAACCGCCCCATTCGGTTACCTTTCGAGTAATTACACCTTTGACACGCAGAGATGAGATTTGAGTCCTCATCGGTTCCGCCCTTAGATATCGGAATGACATGATCTACGGTCATTAAGGCGTGTTCATCGTTTCCGCAGTATTGGCAAGTCCAGCCATCGCGAGCAAGGATTCGCGCACGTATCTTGCGCCATGCAGTAGTGCCTCCATTAGCACGTGCGCTTTGAGTAGCCATTAATAGTGACCCTTCTTCTTGAAGAATTCCCACGCTTTGCACGGTGTCGAATAGCGATGATGGATATAGCGTAGCCCTAAATCTATCTGCTTGAAAGGATTGCGTTCCTTCATCTTGAGCAGTTGAGGAATTCCGAATGCGGTTGAGTGTTTGTTATCGGATTGTGGATTCCATTGAGATTCTTTAGTCCATAGCAGATTGACACAATGAAATTCTTTTGCATTGAGTAACTTCGTGTGTGCATAGAGTTTATAGATCTCTACTGTGTTATTAACTGCTTCTGCTTGCGATACCGTCATTACTCCCGAAAGACAGAGCAGTCCCGATAGCACCGAGAAGCGCCTGCGAGCGATTCGCCTTAGCGGCTCGCTAGCGCGTCTGGAGCGTACTGTATGCGTCAAGTTACCGACGAGTATGTGGATAACTTGAGCGCGACTCCTGCGTGTCGTCCACAGGTTTAGTGTGCTTGTGGATAACTCCTGTGGATAACTATTCACGTTTCACACCATTCGACGCATTTTGATATCCCAAAGGAACCAATCACGACATGATTAGCAAGGTGATGAGCGGCGGTTTTTATGCATTGATCCTGCATGGACGAAAGACACCACGTTTGATTGCAATTGACGCATGAAAGATGGTAGGCATATTTGAAACGCGTTTTTTTTGTTTTTTGTTTATTACTCATTGGATATCCTCCAGTAATACGACGCCCATAACTCCACACTTTAGACATTCCAGCACCTTGACATTAGGCGGAAGTTTGTCCGTGACGATTCGTTCGCGTTGCATAGTGACCTTCTTACATATACGACAACTAGATAAGTGAACGTCCATGTTCACTCCTTACTAGATCCTCGATTGGAAAGAGATTGTGTTGCTCGATCCACCATGAATCCTGAGATCGGTGCTTATATTTAGCGCGTTTAGCGAATTGAACCGGTATCCAGCCGGCTATGCGATACGTAGGCGATTTACCAACGACCATAACCGCCACGTCGCTATCTCTATCATTAGGATAGATAATCAAGTGTCCGGATTCGTATTTTGTCCACTTGATTTCTAAGCCTTGACCCACGTCGGCGTGATGTTTGCCGTTATTTTGACGTGCGTCATAATCGAGTCCGAAGTAACGTGCCACGATTAACTCCGCCGTAATAGATTCGGCTAACTCCGAGACTTGTTCGTGCGTGTTAAGAGCCAGGTTGTATCTCGGCTGAGATCCCATTACTCCGGATCCTTGTAATATCTTTTCTGTTGCCGCTTGATGGATATACATTTCGTCGGCGAATGCGACTGAATACTTTAGTTCGTAGGACGGCATGATCCACATAGCCACATTACTTTTTCAAGATCTGCAACTTGATAACCGGCAGAATCGAATTTTAATAACAACTTGCACGAATCACATTGTTCGACTTTGTACTCGGCAGTAACTTGTCCATCGAGTAAAAGTTTCGCCGTCATTGTGCGCGGATTTATTACTTCTACGAATTCGCTCATTTCTTGACTGCCCAATTACCATCGGATACAAGAACGCCCCAGACGACTTCGCATTGGTGCGAAACTATGCCATTCGGGCAGTACCAGCCACCGTACGGCTTATCGGTTTTCTTAGATACGCCAGATCTGAAATTGCGTTGCCCGTGTTTACATGAATATGGATCGTCGAGAATGGCACCGCCTAAAGAATCTTTGATTGTGTCAATGGCGGTTCCTAGTGTTGGCATTCCGGCACTTTCGGCTGCTTCTTTAGTGTCCCACGATGGAATGGAAGTCCAAGCGTCGCTCTTCTTCAATTCTGAAACGTCGGACGTGGATAGGCGTTCAACCTTTTCCATGTCTTGACGTGTTGGACGTGCGGCAGTTTTTGGATCTTTAGAAGGTGAGGCTAATCCGATGACTCGTCCGATTGCCGAAGTAATTCCGTTCTCGACCCAGAAGTGCAGATTGACTCCACGATCTGACCGCATTTCCAGCGCGTAATCTGTGAATGATGGAACGTGATCCTCGAACTCTTTGAAGAATTCTGCCTTGACAAGGACGTAACCTTTAGCGACGTCGATATCTTCAATATGCGTGATGATTCTGCATGACGGGAATTCCGCGTGGATTCTTGTAATTCTTGCATTTACGTCCTCGTATCCTTCTAGGAAATTACTCATTTCTTAATCTCCTTGAATGCGCTTGCAATAGCACGTCCGCGAACGTAGCCCTCGGAATGTCCATCTTTCCAGCCCCTTGAGTAGCCCCATGAAATTCCAAGAATTCCAAGAACTGCCAGACTTAACCAATAACCTATTTCTTCTTTCATTATTGCTCCCGTGGGAGCCTTGTCGTTGCTCCCGAGAAAAGAGTCTCATCGAGAGCCGACATATTCAACCTTTAGGCGTATCCGTCGGCGTGTCTATCGGCTTCGCTTTAGATTTGAGCCCGTTACCGGCTAGTACGCCACCGAGTGATCCGGCTAAGAATGTCACTATCATTTTGAGAACGTCGATAAACGCGGCGTCATTAGGTGCTTGATTGACGACCGGTTGCGTCACGAATATAAGTGCGTAAGTAATTCCGACGGTGGTGATGACGAATACCGTTGCCAGAGATAAGCCGATGGCAAGAATAAGGCGCGCGTGTATATCTTCCGGCGATAATAATTTACGACTTCGAGTCATAGATTTCGTCTCCGACCAGATCCTTAGAGCAGACACCTGCGACTTTACATTCCGGAGGATTGCATTCCGGCTTTTTCCAATTTTGAAATTCTTGACATTCATAACGTATGGATCCTTGATAACCGCAAGACGACAACGCTAAACATAGCCCTATGAGAAGCGCTGCCGCCCGTGCGAACTGACTCACTTTCCAGAGACACCGAAGGCGACGTCTTTAGGATTGAGATAGCGAAGAATGACCGGAATTACTGCCGCCATTCCTGCGGTAAAAATTGCTTTTGGATCTGTCTCACCGATGGCGATTAATGAAACTGCCGCCGCTAGGAAAGAGCGAGCCCAAGAGGCTCCGAGTGCTTTTGCTTCCTTCATTTTTTTAGCCTTCCTATTTTTTTCTTTATAGGTGTTTTTACTTCTTCGACGATGACCGGAAGATCACCTTCGAAAGGTGCGAAACGGCAACGACCAAAACCGACAACCGGTGACCCTGTACCAAGTGCGCGAGTCTTGATCATTACCATTCCGCCGTTGCGTTGATCGCCTGTCCCTGACGTATTTCCTTCGATTGTAGTAATCGAATCCGACGCAACTTTGACCACAATTCCGATGTGCGAAATACGATCCACTCCATCGTGAGGAAAATCCATGAATGCAAGATCTCCGACTTGAGGTGCTTCTCGAAATTTAGCAAGATTCTTAAACGCGTGAGCCCCTGCCGCCGTTGAAATGACCGATGGAATTTTGACTCCGGCTTCTTTATAGACCCAATTACAGAATGAACCGCACCACGGCAGACCATCGACTCCGAAGGCTTTGCCGTACTTTGTGAGGTTGTCGCCTTCTTCAACGGTTCCGACTTCGCCCAGAGCGATTTCAATAACTCGGTGAAGTGTGCCGTTAGGAAATGAGCCCATTGACTTCATCTTCGGTAAGTCCGAGTGCTGCAAGTTTTGCAAGTGCTGAGGCTTTTGCGGATTCTTTTGCAAGCGCTTCTTCGGCTTTTGCTTCACTCGCTGCGATGTCGATTTGAAGTTGTGAGAATTCTGCGTCGTTCATTTCACGATCAACGACTTTATTTGTTGCAACGTCATGGATTCTAATCATTGGTTTAGTCATTAGTTCACTCCGTAAAGATAGGCGGTTCCACCACTCCAAGTTTGTGCGGTGTCTGTTTTTAAAGTGATTGAAGTAATTGCGGCGGAATTGTTATAGACGCCTTGAGCAGTTCCTCCCGATAAAGTCGTATTAGCCCAACCGATATAATTACTGAATATCCCGACTTCACTAGTTGCGGTGTAATTTGTAAAGGTTGCAGTTCCGAAGCACTTGCGTAAACTTGTGCTTGTTGAACCACAATAAAGAGCAAGTTCTACACCAGCAGAACCAGCCGCGTCGGCTGCAAAAGATCCCGTTGCGTTATTTTGCGCAACTCGACTGTAAGAATAATTTGCTCCTGTATCGGCATTTAATCTGCAAAACATGGAAGTGAGTGCGCTCGCATATACGTCAATCCATACAAGAAATAAAGTTTTGTATGTTGCCGGAATTGAAGAGATAGTGATAGAAGTTCCAGAGAATGCAGTTCCTCCGGTGTTAATAAGTGTCATTCCTCCACCGGCTGCCGGAGTCGCCCATGCCAAGCCGGTCGCGGCGGTTGAATCTGCCGTCAATACTTGACCGTTAGTGCCGACTGCCAAACGAGCCGGTGTATCTGCCGCCGTTGCGCCGATGAGATCACCTTTTGCGTCCACGATTGCATTCTGAATTGCGTTGGAATCGTCTTGTGCGACCCAAGTGAAATCCATATCGGTATTAGTCGCTTTAGAGAGAACTTGACCAGTCGTGCCACCTTTGAGATCTGCCATTGAAGTGTCCACCGCTTGACCGAACACGTTAAAGTCTGCCGGTAAATCGGTAACGAGATCCGTAGCCGTCGGCATGACCCAGCCGAAGTTCGTTGTTGGATTAGCCATTTATCTATCTCCTTTTCTAAGCGACGATTGTCGCGTATTCCCATGTAAGTGTCGGCGACACGCTCGACCATGTTTCACTAATAGAGACGTCATTCCATCTCATCGCCTGAAGCGAGAACGCAAGCGGTGAGAGTAGAAGAGTTATTGCTAGTTCATTGTAAGAGGCTGAAAATCTCCAGCCTTCGATAAAGCCTTGAAACGTTCCCGATGACATATTGAGCGGAAGATTGGTAAGCGAAATCGGTTGTCCCATGAATGCACCGATCAGAGCGTCACGATCTGCGTCGTCTAGTTCCGGATTAGTAAGAGCAAAAGTTATGGACTCAAGTATCGGAAAAGGATTAGCGCGAAGAGTCAGATAGAACGCGGCTTGAGATTCTGCGTCCGCTTGATGTTTGATTGTTGTTGTGATGATTTGAGCAAGATTGCCGTAAAGTCCGATTGAAGTCGGATCTGAATCATTGACCGAAGAGGTTGAATTTATGCCATATTTTATCGTGACGTCGTTTCGGATATCTCCGGCTCGAGTTTGAATTTTGATTCCTTGTCCGAGAGCCTGATTTGCGTCGAGATCCGTGTAACCGTTAGCCGCGAGATAAGTAGATCGGTGAGTCGAGTCGGCGTATGAGATTCGCCCTTGAGCGTCCTCGTAAAGATAACCGAGCCCAGAAGTAGCAAGTGCCGCAACCAGAGAATAAACGTCTGTCACCGAAGAAGAGCGTTGTGCCAATTCGTAATTTCCTGGAGTATCTATTTCGCCCAGTCCGACATTTTCGGCAGTCGCCCATGTAACCGTCGGATCATAAGTTGCCCATGTAAGAGCCGCCGGAACTTCGCTCCAGTTATTTACTAGAAGATCCGTGAGGATTGTAAGAATCTGATTTCCGTCAAAATCTTGAGTTAGAACGCCGTTTGTGAGTGCCTTTTGAAGCCTTGCTAAGGCTCCTAGAGCCGTGATGGTAATAGTCTGAGATATTCCTACCGAACCGACTTGAGAGACAATTACACCGACGTCCACAATAGATCCGCCGAATATCGGTACATAAGTTCCGGACGTGTCTTTGACTTGAATTGAAAGAGAATCGTTAATCGTCGGAACTATTGCCGACCCGTCTAAGTTGATTAGATTTATCGTCGCATAGCCGGCTTGCGCTTGAATATAGATGTTCGAGCGTCCAGAAGTAATCGAGAGGTTCGCAAGCGTGACCGTCGTATAACTGACGCCATTTATCGAGACGTCCCAGATTGGGCTCCATTGTGTCACGAGACACCGACGAGATTAGTTGCTCCGCCCGTGCCTCGGTAATAACCGTTATTCATGGCGGAAGATACGGCTCTTGAAAATCCTTCTTCGTCAATCACCGACGGAGCATTGACATTAATTACCACGTTGCGATTCATCGCTTGCGCGTATCCTGAAACGCCAAACGGTGCTTCCTGTCCTGCGATTGCTTGTGCGTAGCCAGACATGCCGAAGGATCCGATATCCATAGAAGCCGCACCGGCGGCAGCGCTTGATACGCCAGAGCCTCCAGAGCCTCCAGAAGTTGAGCCGCCTCCACTCATGTCCGGAACCGAGATAGTCGGAACCGAAGCACTTCCTCCCATGTCGGGAACTGAAACTGTCGGGACGCTGATACTAGGTGCGCTTACTTTTGAAACGTTAGGCAAGAACGGCACGGAGTTATAGATTCCAATTAGTGCGTTTATTCCTTGAACGGCTCCTTGAATAAGAAAATTTAGTCCCTTGATAACTGCGGCAACGACGTCAATAACTCCGCCGGCAATTTTGCCGACAACCTGAAACGCACCGCCTAGAACGGTGACGAGAACCGGCGCAACGTAATCGACAATAAATTGTCCGAATGCTTTGAACGTTTCTTTATTTTCTTCAATTGCTTTAGTTATTGGCTTGAAGTAATCGGCAAACTTACCGAGTGCTGGAATAACTTTGTCGATTACGAATTGGACTAGATCTTGAATAATCGGAAGAAGTTTCGCTCCGACTGATTCCTTTGCTTCGTCGAATGTAACCTTAAGGATTTCCATTCGTCCGGCGAATGTCTTTGCATTAGCGGCAGAAGCGCCACCGAATAAATCTGAAAGTTTGCCTTGAACTTCCGTAAAACTCATCGCCTTCAATTCGGCGGCAGATAGCCCAATTCCTAACTTTCCAAGTGAGGCGTTATTTCCGTCGTAAGCCTTACCGAGAGCGTTCGCGACGCCTTCCAAGTCTTTTCCAGTTGCTTGAGATACGTCCAGCGCAAGAGTAAGAAGATCTTGAGCCTTGCTTGCGTCGTTTGTAGAGAGTGCCAGACGCGAAAGAGCCGGACGAAGTTTGTCGTCCGAGACTCCCGAAGCGAGAGACATTTTTAAGATGTTTTCTTCGATTGCTTTTATCTGGTCGTTCGTCGCGCCCGTTGCATTCTTGAGAGAGTTTGCAAGGCGTATCTGCGCCGCTTCGTCCTCGATTGCCGCTTTGACGCCTTCGATTGCTAACTTGCCAGCGTAGACGGCGGCGGCTGCTCCTGCGGCTGCGAATGCAAGTCCGGCTTTCTTTCCGAAGTCTCCGACTTTATCGCCGAAGGATTGAACGTCATTAGATCCAGCGTTGAGATTCTTTTTTAGATTATCTACGTCCGCAAGGATTGAGAGTTTTAACGTGCGTGAACCTGCCGCCATTACCACTCCTTTAATATTCTATCGAACGCATTCTCCCATTGAGTAATGATTTCCGGTTGTATTGCGCGAAGTGTCGGATAAATAAACCAGCCTTTAGATCCGCGTCCTTCACTCCCTGACCAGATAGGAAATTGCTTGAATTTATTAGATCCGAATTCGTTGCCGCCCCATAGTTGCTGAGTCGTGCCACCGCCTGAGAATTTTTGAGAAGCAAAGCCGAAAGAGAGTTCGCCTATCTTTGACGACTTCGAAACTCGAGAACCGTCCGCGATTCGTTGCGCCGCAATTCCTCTAGTGCTTGACTTTTCTTTTATTTTGCCTTGAGCAAACTCTGCCAGAGCAGAAGATTCCCTTTTAGCCGCCGCTATTGCTTCATCGTCCATCGCTTTGAATGCGCCCGTAATTCGACGTAGATCCGCCTTGTCATAGGAAATCGCGTCATTGTCCACGGCTTCGCTCCTCCAAGATCTCTTTCGCGGTGTAGATCTGCTCCGCCGTGACCCATTCGCTCATCGCTATTCCCGTCGCTATTGCTAGTTCGACG